TAACACAAATGCAACTTGGGTTTTTCCTACTGGTACTTGTTTTAACCCGCCAGACTCAACTGTATTAAACTTTACTGCAAGCGGAGTTAGCGCCAATCATACTTTCCAATTTTTCTTTCCTTCTTTAAGACAAAGAATTTCTTCTTCCGAAGATTCTCTTACTACTTATAAGCTGGCTGATTGGGGTGCTACAACAACAAGAACTCCAAGTTCAATATTATATAATGAAGGCATTAATGATCTTTTAAGACTACCATTAACTGGCTCTGGATTTACCACTGGTATGGAAGGTAACGGACTATCTTATGCTTGGGCTTTTAGCTTAGATGATTTAAAGGTTACTGGTTCTGAAATTTCTTCCTCTGGCGAGTGGAAAAATAAATATTTTGTTTGGGTTTCTGGCTCGAAAACAAATTCAAGTATTAATGGCTCTTATACTGCTGTTAGCGGTACATTTGCACAACTTTTAAATACCGAAGGCGTTAACTCATTTACTACCACTTTCCAAGGTGGTATTGACGGCTTTAACGTATTGGAAGGAGAACCACTAAGAAATACTGCAATGACAGTTGGAAACTCAACAGATCAAAATAGTTATATCTACAATACATATAGAAGAGCTATTGATACAGTAAGAGATCCTGAATTTGTCGAAGGAAACTTATTTACTATTCCAGGATTGGCGTATGAGCCATTAACTGATTATGCTATCTCTATGGCAGAAAATAGAGGAGATGTATTAGCTATCATAGATGCTTCTGGGCGTAATGCAAATGAAGCTACTTATCTAACTAAGCAAGAAAAAAGTGATTCATTTACAACTAACGACAGAAATGCTCCTGTAAGCTCTGTTGTTTCTAGGATCAAAGCTAGAAATTTAAATTCGAGCTATGGTGCAACATATTATCCTTGGGTTCAAATTTCTGACTCTGTAACAGGAAAAATAGTAGCAATTCCTCCTTCAGTTGTTGCGGTTGGTGCAATGTCATATACCGATACAGTTCAAGCCCCTTGGTTTGCTCCAGCAGGATTTAATCGTGGTGGTTTATCAACCGGTAATGCAGGAGTTAATGTTGTTAACGTTGTTAAGAAGCTAACTTCAGCTGAAAGAGATCAACTCTATCCACTAAACGTTAACCCAATTACTTCCTTCCCAAATGAAGGTATTGTAATTTTTGGTCAAAAGACTCTACAAGCAGTTCCGTCTGCTCTTGATAGAATCAACGTTCGTAGATTAATGCTTTACATCAAAAGAGGAATTACAATCATCTCCAACACAATTCTATTTGAACCAAATGTTGAAGATACTTGGAATAACTTTAAAGATAAAGCAGAACCATTCCTAGCTGATGTTAAAGCTAGATACGGCTTAGATGACTTTAGATTAATTTTGGACAAGACAACTACAACACCAGATCTAATTGATCAAAATATTATGTACGCCAAAGTTCTTCTAAAGCCAACAAGAGCAATCGAATTTATCGCAATTGATTTCTTCATTACGAAGAGCGGCGCAAATTTTAACGTCTAATATAAGGAGAGTAGTATATGGCACAGCCACCAGTTAAACCAATTTGGGCAGCAGATAAAGCCGGTTTAGATCCAAAAAGAAGTTATAGATTTATTCTATTTCTTGATGGTATCCCTTCGTACTTTGTTAAATCAACTGGCGTTCCATCGCTAGAAATATCAGAAGGCGGAACTCATAAATTTTTAGGACACGAATTTAAGTTTCCTGGTTCCGCTAAATGGGGCGGAGATATTGATGTAAAACTAGTTGACACGATTGATTACAATATGTCTCAGAAGTTTACAGACTATATAAGAAAAGCTGGATATGTCTATCCTTCTAATTTTAATACGGATTCAACAAGTCCTGAATATTTTAGAAAGACAATATCGAAAGCAAAGTTCCCGTTTAAGCAAGTAAAAATTCAAAGACTAGATGCAGAAGGTTCTGTATACGAAACTTGGGTTCTAAATAACCCTTGGATTTCTAGTGTTGATTATGGCTCTGCATCTTATGAAGAGGAAGGTTTGCTAGAAGTTTCCGTTAAATTTAAATACGACTGGGCAGAACTAAGACAAGGCGATTCGGGAAATCCTCCTCCATTCCCAGCATAATAGGAGGTAAAGATGCCTCTGTTTTTTGATAAAAGTTATTTAACTACTGGCAAACAATTACAACAATCATATAGATTTGTTTTAAGAGTTAAAGGAATTGATGCAGCTTTGATTAAAGATGTATCAGTTCCTAGCTATACTATAGAAACAAAAGAATATGATATGTTAGAACATTCATTTAAATATCCAATGAAAGTAAAGTGGAATGGTAAAGTAGAATTTACGATTGTTGAAGTGCTTGATGAAGAAATTTTAACTTCTACTCTTGGATTTTTTATGTCAAAGTTATACAATTCATCTTTCTATGCAAGCCCTATGGGCATAGGTAATGGACAAAGAGATGTATTGATTCCAAATAGTTTATATAATACAAGAGATAAGATTTCTTCATTTGTTAATAATGGACCAAACACTGGTTATCAGAGAAGATCAGATGAAGGAACTGTTTTTGATTTATCTAAACAAAAATTAAGCGCAGAATTAGGCATAGTTCAAATAAATACATTAGATGCAGAAGGTAATCAATATGATTGCTGGAGATTAAATGGAGCATTTATTGCTGGTATAACTCCAACTAATTTGACATATGATAATGAAGAATTGTCTACAATTAAAGTAGAATTAAGTTATGATTGGGCAAGCTACGGGTTTAGAGGTGTGTTTGCCGAAGAAGACGCAGTACAAAGAATAATAGGATTATAAGAGGTATAAATGAACAATATAAATAAATTTGGACTTCCTGCCGGACTCGGAGGATTTGATGGTAGTGTTTCTCAGAGACCAGTTGGAATTTATGAAACGCCAACTGATTTTGTAGAGTTACCATCACAAGGTAAGTTTTATTCAAAAGATTCTCCACTATACGGAGCTGATAAATTAGAAGTAAAGTATATGACGGCAAAAGAGGAAGATATTTTGGTGTCTCCTGGTTTACAAAAAGCTGGGTTAGCTTTAGACAGAATGATAGAGTCTCTTCTGATAGATAAGAGAATTAAAGCAAAAGATTTGTTGGTAGGTGATAAGAATGCAATTTTGATCAATGCCAGAAAAAATGCTTTTGGAAGTAATTATGAATTCTCTTTTTATTGTGAAAGATGTGGCACAGTCAACAGCCACACAAAAGATTTAAACGATGTTTTAATTAAAGAAATTGAAACAAATGATTCTTGTGTAATTACTGATTCTGGGACTATCTTAATGACTCTTCCAAAATCTAAAGCAACTGTTGAGTTAAAATTCTTAAGAGGCGAGGACGAGACAGCGATAGAACAAGTTTTAGAAAAAAGAACAAAGAATAATTTACCAGCAGAGTCTTTATTAACAAGATATAGATATATGATTTTAGCTGTTAACGGAAAAGACGACACAGATATAATTGTATCTTTTATTAATTCAATGCCAATTATGGATTCAGCATATTTAAAAAAGAAGTATGCAGAATTAAATCCGGATATTAAATTTACTTATTCTGCTGATTGTAGCAAGTGCGGTCATACAAATGAGGGAGGTGTGCCGATCACGGCAAACTTTTTTTGGCCCGAATTATGAATTTATGAATGTGCCAGAAGATTATAATAGTGTAGTATATGAAAAAATATATTATATGAAGACTTATATGAACTGGTCATTTGAAGAAGTTTATATGATGCCCATTCCTCTTAGAGATTGGTTTTTTAACAGATGGCTAGAAGACAATAGTAAAAATCAAGAATAGTTATAATTACTCTAAGAGGAATAATATATGGCAGATAAACAAACAGAGAGAGCAGCTAATATAGAAGAGGCTTTAGGTCTTACTGCTGCTACTTTTGTTGCAAAAGAATTTATAGATACGTTTACAAATGGAACTGGGCCTTTAGGAAAGTTTTCGGAGGCTCTTGGCGGCATTAATAAAGCGGCTAGTGAATTTGCTGGTATTAGTCCCAAATTTCAAGAGTCAATAAAAAGTGTAGTAGATGCTGTTAAAAGCCCTGGAAAAGGTCTTGAAAGTTTGACAAATGCTTTGAGTAAGCAAATTAAATCTTATCAAGAATACAGAATTGAAATATCAAAAGCAGGCAGAGGAACAGAGGCAAAACAATTTATTGAGAATTTACGACTTCAACAATATGAGGTTTCAAAACTCGGTATCAGTTTAAATGAGCTAAAAGATATAAACAAAGCAGTATTAGATAATTATGTTGGGGCAACAAAGTTTACGGATAGACAAGCCCAGTCGTTTAAAGATAATAGTTTGGCAATTAATGAGCTTATTGGTTTTAACAACAAATTTGGTGTAGAACAATCGGTAACAATTGATTTATTAAATAAATACACAAATATAATGGGTGGCGGAACAAAAGCTACTCAAAAATTATCTGATCAATTAATTATATTTTCTCAAAAAACTGGTCAGAATGTAAATAAAGTTTTTGAACAATTTAATGCTAATATAGATAGATTTTCGGTTTTAACAGGCGAGAAAGCAGTCGCATCATTTCAAAAAATGGAAATGATTGCAAAGAGAACTGGCGAATCTGTTGATGGTATTATTGGAAGTATTTCTAAATTTGATGACATAGAAAGCGGATTTGAAGCTGGCGGTCAATTAAACCGAGTTCTCTCTTTTATGGGTGGTTCCTTTGATACATTTAGAGCTATGCAGGCTGATGATGATGAGAGAGCACAAATGCTATTTCAAGCAATCTCTGGCGTCGCTGATCAATATCAAAACCTTCAGACATCTCAGGCAAAAAGAGCATTTGCTAAACAGATAGAGCAAAGCACTGGTATGAATCCAAAAACAATTATGAGCCTATTAAATAAGTCAACAGATGTTTCAAAAGATTTAGCAGAAATATATCAGAAACCGCCAGCTACAGAGGAATTTACAAAACAAGGTAGAGAAAGAGCTGCAATGGCAATGACAACAAATGATCAACTAAAAGAAATGCAAGGACAATTATTTGAACTAAATCCTTTAGTAGCTAGACTATCAGAAGTAACTCACGAAAACGCTGTTGCTTTTACGGGATTTGAGAAAAAATTTGTTGAACAATTGGATTTAAAGTTTAAACCATATTTTGAAAGAGGTGGAATTAAAGATATTCCTGGTTTTGCAAAAACACTTGGAACAGAAATGTCAAAAATTCCAAGCGAGTTTACAAGATATATGGCAGAATTTAGAAATCAAAAACCTATAACAGATAACGTTATAAAAAATAACACAGTTGTTACTGATAAGCTTAATACAACTTTAGATAACCTCCATAAAAATGGAATTAAAAATGATGTTAAAGTTAAAGTTGAATTTGATAAAAAAACAGGTAATTGGGTTGCAAGAGAAGTTGAATCAGTTGTAAATTCCTCTTTTGCCAAAGGTGCAACCGGAAACGCCCCAACTAGACAAGCTACTAAGTCAGGAGAGCCTAGATAATGCCAACAATAATACAAGAAACCCCAGATTTTATATCTCAGATAGTCGCTGAAGATGTTAAAAGAAGTAGTGGGCCAGATTATGAAAACAACATTAGAACCAAGTTTCCTGGTTATAATTTAATTTTTATTTTTCCGACCTGTCCAGTTGAAGATATAAATAGAAGAACGTTAGCTTTCCCTGCTTATATTGATTCTGTGGATGATAATTTTGATATTAGTTATAATCCACAAGAAGTATATGGTAGAATGGATCCTATACCAACATATCAGAGAACAACAAGATCAATATCTTTTACTTTAAAAATTCCATCTAATGGCTTAGAGCAGTCAAGAGAAATAGCTAGAAAATTAAACGTTTTAGTTCAAAACATTTATCCTTCTTACCAAAAAAGCGGTAATACAAATATTATTTCTTCTCCTCCTTTAGTAAGAATATTATTTTCTAATTTAATTTATGACTCCGAGAACAAAAGATCAGTACTTGGTTATTTTACTAGCGGAGTTAAAATAACTCACACACTATCAGAAGGTGTTTTTTCAAGACTGGATGGTTATGAAACCTATCCTAAATCTTATGAATTAAGTTTTGCGATTAATGTACTGCACGAATACACTCCAGGATTTAACATTAATAATAGTACTGTCACAAGTCCAGTAAACATCTTAGGTGGTATTGGAAGAAATTTTTTGAAACAAGGATAAAAAATGGCTATATCTAGATATAAAAAAGAAAATGTTATCAAGAATAATGACACTGATTACAAGAAAGTTTTTAGTTCAAGATTTGGAACATTAGGTCTTGTTCAAACAGGAACAACAACTTTTAGACAGATAACAGATCAAGAAATGCTAACTATAGACTATTCTAATGAAATATGGGGTCTTGGTAAAAGATTGTATAAGTTATCGCACAAGTATTATGGTTCTCCACAATACTGGTGGATTATAGCTCTTTTTAACAATATTGCGACAGAAGCAGATATTCAATTTGGTGATGTAATTAAAGTTCCAGTTCCTCTTGATAGAATGCTTACTTTATATGGATTTTAATAATGGCAATTAGCAAACTAAACATTTATTTCCCGTTGAATAATCTAAACCCACAAGGTTGGATTTCTGAATTTGTAACGCCAGTTATTTCTAGAACGGGAACTCAGAGATCCGATGAAGCAAATTTATTTTATGATAAATTTATTACTCCTGCGAATAAAGATAATTTAAAAAAAGCTGGTTTTACAGACGCAGAAATTAAGAAGTTTGAGACTCTACGATCTACAGTTGAAGATGACAAACAAATATTTTTAAATGGAAATTTTTACGATATATTAGAAGTTGATTCAAATTATAGAGATAATGCTTTATCTTCGGAAGATAAAATTGCATACATTAACTTTATGAACATAATTAAGCCATATCAACAAGCTTTCTTACAAGCATATATGAAGCTTCAATATGGGTACAAAACGCCAGATAAGCCAGATGAATGGAATTGGGTTGACTTTCCATTTACACAAAAATATGATTTAGATTTTATATTAAGTCCAGGCAGACCAAAAAATGAAGGAAGCGGTATAGTTTCTGTTCAAATAGAAAATCAATTTAATTTAGCAACACATATAAATTCTAAAATAAATATGTCGTATTTTTTTGGTAATCTGCAAATTTTAACACAAGAAATGGATGGAAATGGTAACCCAATAGAAAAGAAAAATAGTCCATTTCCTTATGGGTTTTGTTTTGCAAAGCTAGTTTCCAATTTAGATATTACCAAAGAAGCTATTAGACTAGAATATGGAAGAAAA